ACACTTCCATCAAGATTAAGTATGTCTACACTAACACTACTAACATAACTATTAGCCAAGAACTCAGTATTATTTAATACCGATCCACTAGTTCTATCCAAAATATCTAAATCGACAGTGACAGCCTTATTAAGGTGGACACCGCTACCTGTACTTGTTAAAGTCAAATCAGTTTGATCGACTGTAAAAGATGGCTGGAATTCGTATAAAGGCATTTATCTAAATGTTATGTTGTTTATGAAAGATTTGTCAAACTCTTCTAATTCTGTATAAAGTACAAATGTTCTTAATGTGGAAAAATCTGAGTCTATAGTTTTAGTGGAACCTGTAGAAGATCCAACAGCTTTTACACTCAAAGAGTAGTTACCTATAGAAGATAAATTATCAAATTTCACAAATTCATTTGATATTCCTGTTGATGAACTGCCTCCGTTTGGATATCTTAAAATAGCCTCATAGCTAGTCTTCGATGTTACTTCATCCCAATCACCACTAATATAAAAAGTATCTGTTTCTGTTCCTTCACCAGTAGTAATAGATAAGTTTTCTGGAGCGGACAATCCTGTGTATGTTATGTCGCCAATTTGGGTTGCGACATTATAATCATATGTATTTTCTTTTCTATCTAAAGAAATATTATTTTCAATCAAAGAGAATTTACCAGTTTCAAATTTAGCCGCAGATACTAAGTATTCATTCGGACTATTTTCTTTAATAGAGTCAATCTTGTATAAAACATCATCTGCATCTTTTAAGTCAAACCTATACGGACTACCAAGCTTAATGAACTGTAGGTAGTCTGGGCCATCTACGCCGCTAACAAAACTAAAACCGTCTCCTGTTCCAACCTGCCCTGTAACATTTAAAGTTACAATTTGAGGCTCTGAATTAAGTGTAATCTCTGATTCTAATATTCCTCTAGCATTTAAAACATTGAGATCACCGCTAAAGAATCCTGAAATATCAATCTCTGGCGTAACTCTTTTATCTGCATCACTACTGGAGTAAGTAGAAACGATACCAGTATTTAATTCAGCTAGATTCTGAACACCTGTTGACTTAGCTACAAAATCTCTATTTGCTTCTTCAAGACCTGTTGCAAATGTCCAGCCTGTGTAATCTGTACCAAAGTAAAGCATATTATCTCCAGTACCTGTGTACAAAGCGTATTCAGAAAATGTAGTTAAATCCTCAATATCAGAATCTGAATAACCACTTCTATACCCCGAGAAATTATACAGCCCAGTATAAATATCATCAAAATCAGAATTTGTTGATACACCAGTAATAGTAAAAGTATCTGTTCTAGATCTTTTCTTACCCGCTATATCACTTAGTTCATCAATTGAGCTTTCTCCTGTAGGGTTATAGACTGTTAATATACCCGTCATGGAGCTACTAGAGTAAGGACCACTTAACTGGATATATTCATTATCAACATCAACACTAAGAACTTTACCAAAGTTAGATTTTTCGTTCTTTAAATCATCGTCAACAATAATAAGATCCCCGGGTTGACACAGTAAGGCCTCTAAACCAGAAGTAAATACAACTCTTTGATTTTCTTTAATTGTTCTATAAATTAAATGCTGACCAATTCTTCTGGCCATAGATCTAGAAGTAACACCTAAACCATCAATCCTTTTCTTGAAAACACCCCTGCTTCTAATATCCTCTTCGTCCTCAATAACCTCAACTTTTGGAGTAAAATTTTCAAACCTATCTAAATAAGAAACCTCAACTGTATTAAATTGCTGATCTCTTCTTAAGTTTGAGTAATTAAAAACCCCATCTTTTACATTGTTGTTGCTGAATGTGGCTATAGGAGATTTAATTCTCTCATCAGCAAATGAAACTTCTGAAGCCCTGAAAAATGTTTGACCCCTGAATAATTTTGATATAAGTTGTATGGAATCAAAAACTTTCTCATCGCTTTTAAAAATGATGTTACAAGAATATCTAGGCTCTAAGCCTCCTCTGCCATCTGGAACGCCTTCAAAGTTACCGTTTGAGTCTACAGCGTCACAAAACCTACCAATCTTATAAAGCTCCCATTTATTGATATCGTCTAACTCGATATATCTGCCCAAACCATATCTAGTGTTTGTCAGTAGATCATATAAAATCCAAGCTGGATTGTCAGTCCAACCCGTTTGAAATTCCCCACCCCAATCACCTTTGTATATAGATTTACTTTCTTCCGAAGCATTTTCAAATTCAGCCACGGTATCGTAATATCTTTTATCTTTCTTTCTATGTGTTAGTTCTGTTGGAAAATAATTGTCTGGAATCTGAACTCGTTTTAATCTGACATCAAATGATCTTTGAGGTGCAGAAGAAAAACTTTTAGAATCTAATTTTGTCCCTATAATAGCAGAGAATGGATAACTTAAATTGACAGGGATAATCTCCGTGACCTTATAAAAAGTTAATTCTTTGGATATTAAAACGGAAAATGTTTCTGTTGATATTTTTGTTACTTTGACATACCTTTTTTCTGGAGAAGAATAAGAGTTGTTTGTTGAGTAGTCATTAACTCTTGGAAGTGGGAAAGGTGTAGATAAATCTGCGCTACCACTTAAATTTTGAACATCTCTAACGTGTTTATATTGTTCTGGACTATCTGTATTGCTAGGATTGCCTATATCAAGAAGGGTTGCTCCTTCTATGAGTGCCGCAATCCTATAGGTTTTTGTAAGCGTTGGTTGAATTAATCCATCAGGTAAAACCTTACCGACTTCAATCTCAACATTCATAATAGCTGGTAATTTATCCCCTACTTTAAAATCAGAGTCAGTTGTACCATACTGCTTCTCAACAGTATCAAAGAGGGAGTCTATTTGTAATGTAACAAAAACCTCAGATACATTTGGGTTGTTGACATAATAAGTAATTGGCGCAGCTTTTTCTTCTAGTAGATATTCTTTATTTTTTGCATTCCACGAAGAGAAATCTTTACTAACTTCAACACGTTGATTGTCATTACTACCTTCATTAATTGGTAAGCCATTTTTAAGGGTAATGTAACTTTCTGGACCATCATACCCAGCATTATCCATGCTTAAAGTATCTCTTTTATCGTTTGTATTTCTCTTGATTCTTTGGACCTGCCCAGAAGATTTAAAAGGTCCATAAACGTTTTTATTTACAACCTTGTCAATATGAACTTTATTAAAGAAACGAAACGGAGATTGATACTCTTCACCTTTTCTAGATTCAATTAAAACATTGTTGTAGTTATATTTGGAATCATCAGTATTATTTTTTACTTCAGCGACAGTTAATTTAGTAACTTTTTTTAAGTCCGACAATAAAGTTTTAATATCAAACTTGCTTGTTTTTACTCCTTTCTTTTTTTTCGGAGGGATATATAAACTATAATTATTTTTTACGAAAATAAATGAAGCCCCTAGTATATCTGCACTTTGGTCGAGGTTGCCATCGGCATCGCAAATCGGGATCAACAAATCAATATAATTTGAAGTTTTGAAGATTGGTGAGTATTTACCATTAGACTCAGTAGGGATGACACAAACCTCTTTTTTGTTATTGAATTTTACCGCTCCTATATTATTTAATACGTCTCTATCGGGGAAATAAACAGCCATATAACCGCTTCTAAAGTTTTTTTCAAAAAACCTTTTGTAAAGATCTTTAGCGTCAGCGTTTTTCCAATTATCAGAGCTAAAAGCTTTGTTCATTTTTTGCTCTATAAGACCTCTCATAAACGAGTTTTGATCTTCCCCACCTTCTGAAATTGGGCCATAACTATCCCAAGCTTTTAAAATTTTTTCAAAAAACGAAATTCCTGAAGTATCATATTTATATTGAACATCACCTATATCAGTATCGTTTGAATCATCGAACTTTTCAGCAAATAAAAAATCAGCGTGTCTAGCAAACCCCACCCTCTTATAACTTGTTTTATCAAAACTAGAATGATTATCACTATAGAAACCAACAAAAAAATCAGAATCGTCTATTGTAGCATTATTTCTAAACAATAAAGCGTATCTATAACGATAATATTTACTTTCCCCAACAAAAGTAAAATTGTTTTCAGAGGCTTGTGTGAAACTTTGTTTCTGCTGTCCAGCTCTAAATGGCAAATATTCCCCAACTAAATTTTGATAAGTGACCACAGTAGTAAAAAGCCGACTTCCTGCAAAAGATCCATCAGGATTATATCTACCCGCAGACTCAACAACGCTAGCCCCACCCCTATCTTTTACCTTTACATTTTGAAATGTTGTTATGTCTGTAGATACACTTCTTCCATCAGAAGCGGAAGATTGAGATTCTGGATCTTGATCAGATTCAACAGAGACAGAAACTGGAGTCCCATCTAAATAGACTCCTCTGGACAATTCGCTTTCATCCAAAAGATTACCTTTAGTATCCACCAAACCTTCAATCGGCCCATCTGATATTAAGTCTAAAGTCTCCATATAACTAAAAGAAGACCCAAATTGGAAATCTCCTATTTTGGGAGGCGACAGAACAGCAGGTTTAACTTTAGGTTTTTTCCCCGCCCCATAAAGCTTTTTCTTCCTAGATAAATGATTCATTTAAATATTAGGGTTGGAGATTTCATAATTTTCACCTTCAGATTCAATATACGCATTATGTTCCATAGCATCAATAGAACTAATTGTTTGAGGAAGCGACTTAAGTGATGACTGAATAACGCTTGAACCAACCTTTAACCTACCATATCCAATTGGAAGAGGTGAGCCTTGAGCA